CTTCTGCCCGCTTTCCAATTTGCATGAGTAACATATTCTCTTCTTTGATATTCATGCTATTTCCTTCCTAAAATGGGCAGTAGCATTATACTTTACAAAAACAAAGAATGCAAGCTGGATGTTACCACAACCAGATCCACATCATCGCGAACAATAGCAAGGCGATAAAAAACCATCCCCAGTTTCCGTACCACCATACGGCTGCGAGTGCAATCAGTAATGCGCCAGCCTGCACCGTAAGATCGAGCCGGGTCACCTGATAACCAAATATTTTCAGACCAGTCGGCTTCGGTGCTGGTAGCCACGAAGCGCACCAGTCCATTGCTCGATTGTAGGCTATCCACAGACGCAATCGTCGGCGACGCTGTTGCGGGGTCATTGATCCTCTCTTGTGTGCCCGTAACCACCGACCAACGGGCCGTGAAACTCCATGGTCAGATCGGCACTAACCTTCAAGCGAATGCTCTTGTGATAGAATCCGCCAGTCGATGTGTGTGCAGTTTCCTTGAATGCGCGCATCTGCTGTTCGAGGCCCTTGTAGTCCTCATAAGACAAGTGAACGTAGAGAACGGCCATGTCAGAACCTCGGTTCGGCCTCGTTTATGTAAAACGTGCCATCTCTTGCCGAAAGGCTTCTAGATTGAATTTGGTTTCGGTTGTCTCTGTTTCCCGGTGCTCGCGCATTGCTTCTAGGATAGTGGCACTTGAACGATGTGGCATTATCTTCATCCAGCCGCACGTACAACTGATGACGATTCGCCTCGGTAATCGCTGTACGGATAAGGTGTGGTTCATTTAGGTGGTTCCATTTTGCTGAATTCAGTTGAATTAGAAAACTCGCCGGGCGTACCCGACGAGCCGTCTTGCTTATGCGATCACACGGCCAGCGAAGCCGGGAAGCCAGCGACCATAACGTCGCTTGCGCCAGCCGAGAAAGCCGAGTAGTGCTGTGATCAATCCGGGTAAGCCCGCGCCAACGATGGGGCCGGGCACTGGAACGTGCGCCAGCGGCGTGGTTATCATGTAAGCACCGACGTCGCCCTGTACAATACCGTTCCAGGAGGCATTGTTGCCGAACACGAACTCCTCAGTGATAGAGAACGTCGCACCGGGCGCAATCGTGGTCAGCGTGATGTGCTGCGTGGCGAGAGTATCCGTGAATTGCGTGCCGCCAGCGAAGTGCCCGCAAGGGTTGAGGAAGTTATCGCAATACAGGGCACCGGGCGGACCAGTGAAAATTTGCTCGGCCACATAGAGACCGTTCGCTCCACCGGGCATTTCGTCGGTCGCAAATGTAGTAGGCATTGTAATCGCCTTGTTCGACAAGTTCACGCTCGTCCAGGTCGCGAACAAATAGATCGTTCCACCAGTTTGCGGCACGAACCCGTCGTGGAAAGCGAACTCGAAGTTGGGTACCTGATTGCCAGGGCTGGTCGGTGTCAGCAGCGCGCTGATATTGCCGAAACCGAACCATTGATTCGAGGGTAGGCTGGTGCCAAGGAATATTGGGCCAAACGAGATATTTGGCAGCGCTCCACCCTGACTCGAGAGTGTTTGTAGTCCTAGGCCGCTTTCAGCCGGGTTATAGTAAGCGACGGTAAGAGTGTCAGCACTCGCCGAGCCGACAAACATTGTAGAAGCGAGCAGCATTCCCATTAACGTCTTCATTTCAGTTCTCCATCTGTATTCTCCCCATTTGCTAAAAGGGCCACCCGCCCTTCACCCATTTGTCAGTAGTCTCATTTGCTTATTTATGCGAGTCCTCGGGGACGGCCACGATAGAGGGGGACGCGACGATCTTGCCGTGGGGATCGTAGTGTGTCTGCTTGCCGTCTGTGGCGAGGATGGACGACCCGGCAATTTCACCGTTAGCGTCACGGTAGACGATGGAGTTGCCCCATCTGGTCGCGGTGCCAACGAATTGGCCGTCCGGTTTTTTGATCTCCACTGTCGTGGGGAGAGACTGTAGCGGGATGGAACGGCCTTGGGGTATCGGTGATCCGGTGAAGGGTGGCGTTTGCGCTACCGCCGCGCTCGTGGCGAAGCTCAGCGCTGTGGCGAGCAGCAGCTTACGCATGGTATCCTCCTATTATGCTTGGAAAAGAACCCGCCGCGCGGACGCGGCGGGTCAGTTTGTACTCAGCCAGTGAGTTACGCTACGCGACGCTTACGACGCCAGCGGTTGAGGCCAATCATGCCTGTTAAGGCAGCGATCAGACCTGGAATGCCAGCACCTGCGATTGGGCCAGGAACAGCCGCTGCCTTGAAGCCAAGCAGGCTATCCGGTCCATCGTTGGCCGGTTGACAAGTCGGGGAGACCGACCCCGCGCAACCCCAATTCACGGCCGACCCAACGACATCGTTGCCGTTGAGCAGGTCCGAATTGAACTCTGCTTGTTGAGCAGCGTCCAGTACGAACTGGAACACGTTCGTCCCGTTGCCCGGACCATTGTGCCCCATCGCTGCGGTGATGAGGAACGGTGAACCGAGTTGGAACGTGTCCACGATGGTCGTGCCTGTGGGATCGTAGATGTTGATCACAATGCTATTCAGGTTAAGACCATCGGAGAGCGCGCCGGTCTGCGAGATGTCAACCCCGACACCGACGTTGGCTCCGGTTGTCCACCCCAACGAAGTAAGTGTTGGGGTCGAGCTTTTGTCCGCACCGCAGTTGGCCATTCCGGTACACACCACTGGTGCGACCGTGCCAGGAGTAGGGGATACGGTCCCGACTTCAACGCCGGTCCCTTGTCCCGTTGGCTCCTGTACCTCTTGCAGGCGGTGGACATCACCAAATCCAAGCGCAGTCGTATCGACTTGGCCGGAAAAGATGAGGTCTGCCTTCGCAGGCACTAAGGCGAATCCTAATATGGTGGTCGCCAACATGAACCTTTTCATGTGCGTAAATCTCCTTCTGTTGCACATTACTATGGGGGGGAACTTGTGTGGGCTGTGATGTTTTCTGGGTGCTGTACCTCCTCTTCTTTAGCCGCACACGGTTCACGTGGACGACCCTCCGGAACAGTTGGTTTCATATGTTGTTGACTGCCCCTTGTAAAGTATTTTACGCGCTGAAAATGTTGAACACAAGTTGCATTTTTTAAACAAGATTTTGAATTTCTTACAGATTTGTATGTTACCCCTTGCCAAGAACCACATTTTGTAGTATGTCCTTTTTCCCAACGGGCGCAGAGCTTCGTGCCACGCCTCGTTGTCCTGATCCCTATTATCGGGGTCTGTTCCTTTCTTGTCACATGGATAAACCTAAAGAAGGCGAGATTCTTGGGCCAGAGCCAAATGCATATGATAATCCAGATCTCCCGCCCAAAGAGTTTCTACGAGCAGTATATACCAGCACACGGTTGCCGATGTCAACACGAATTGACGCGGCGAAAGCCTGTGCTGCATATGAACATCCTCGCCTTCAGCAAGTAAATAGCGATATCAATGCTGGTGTTAGAATTGTTATTGAAGGTGGGCTTCCGAATCTTCCAGGCACCAATATTATAATGCCTGAGACTGAGGAAGTTAGTAAGAAGACTAACGGAAGTGGTCAGCCTTAGAATCGTAGCATTTGAGTTTCAGCCCCCCTGCACCCCGATGCTACGACTAAGGGGGGAGCTAGATGTGTTCCCCAGCCCGGACATACTAGCTTCCCCTGATACCTAAATGACAGCGTACTTTCCTGTTCCGACTAGTAGTCAAAAAATTATTAGTCTGCCCACTCTTCATCCTGGGCAGAGAGAAGCTTTTCTAATGTCTGCTCGTTTCAGGGCGTTGCGTTGTGGCAGGCGATGGGGGAAGACAAACTTCCTAAAAACTGTTGCTTGTGACTTCGCTGCGAAAGGTGCCCAGGTTGGATGGTTTGTTCCTAACTACCGGTATGCGTCTGAAGCATACAGCGAGAACGAAGTTACGCTAGAACCCGCCGTTCGAAGCTCTTCTCGCAACTTGGGCATCATTCATACGAGCACTGGTGGACGTATTGAGCTTTGGACTCTTGAGGATGAAAAAGCTGGCCGATCCCGCCGTTACCATTTGGTGATTATCGATGAAGCTGCCTTCACTAAACCAAATGCAATCGCGATCTGGGAAAAAGCTATACGTCCCACGTTGCTCGATTTCCGAGGAGCAGCTATCGTTGCGTCAAATACTAACGGCATCAACGAGGATAATCTTTTCTGGAGAATCTGCAATTTGCCAGAGTACGGATTTAAAGAATACCATGCACCCTCACATAGTAATCCTTTCCTCCCAGCCGATGAACTCGCGCGGCTTGAGCGTGACAATCACCCCCTCGTCTACGCCCAAGAATACTTAGCTGAATTTGTTGATTGGTCTGGTGAGGCGTTCTTTAGCCTCAACAATATGCTAACGGAGGGTAGACCTGAGCCATTCCCTCAGCGATGTCTCTATGTATTTGCCACCATGGACACCGCTGTCAAAACCGGTAAAGAAAACGATGGGACTGGAGTTATCTATTGGGCCTATGAAAAACTTGGCGAAGAAAAGTGGCTCAAGATTATTGATTATGAATACCTACAAATTGAAGGATCGATGCTTGAAACTTGGCTTCCGGTGGTTTATCAGAATCTAGAAGAGTATGCCAAGAAATGCGGATCCCGACTAGGGCACCGAGGGTGCTTTATCGAAGACAAGGCCAGTGGGTCGATCCTGCTACAGCAGGCGCGACGTCGGAT